ATGACACACAGCCCCAATGTGTACGGCTATGTAAACGGGAAACCCGTCTTTTCCCGCGACGAGTTCATCTTTGAACACCGCAAGCGCGGCCCTATTGAGGACGACGCCGAGCTCATAGCCTTCGCCGAAAAAGCAACGAGCGGCTGGCATAACGCCGGCTGGAGCCATAGCTTTATCAGCTTCTACCTCAGCGACTACGCGCTGAGCGAACCCTTTGCAAGCCTGACGCTAAGCGAGTTCGGACGCCTGAAGGAGCTCCAGCAAGAAGCACGCGAAGCCGCCAAAGCTGCGGACGGCGCTCGGTGCTGGCGGCTCAAGGAGACGATCAACTGGGCCGACAACAGCGTCGAGGAAATCTACGAGGACAAAGACGGTAACACCAAGCACGTCACGGTCGTTGGCCCGCACGGCGACGCCTGCTGAGGAGGTGCGGAACATGAACACCAAAGCCATCCGGCAGCTCGCCGACGTCACGCTGGACAAGTACCGCAGCTCGATCCCTCGCAAAGCCTTCGAGGAGTTCGTGAAGGACATCATCGCCGGCGAGAACCGCGCGACCGCCTTCAGATACGAGGCGACCCCAATCTGCCGGGCCTCGTTCCCGTCCACGCTGGACGAGGACGACGCCCGCTGCACCGTGGAGGTCACGGTCTACCGGCTGAACGCCGTGGCCGTCACCGCCTTCCTGCTGGACGGGCCCGAGACGCTGCTGCGGCACATCGGGCTCGACGAGCGGGACACATACACCACCAAGCACGAGATCGACGACCTCGTCACCGTCGTGCACATCACCAGAGAGGAGGCGCCAGCATGGCAGCACTGAGAGACATCGCCCGAGACTTCGCCGCGGAGATCCGCGACGGCATCGGCTGGACAATCGTGTATCGCACCGGCCGCTCGTGGAACGCCCTGACAATCTGGAGCGACATCTGGAACGGCGAGTGGGAGACTGACGACCTCAACGAGGCCATCGGGATCCTGAAGGCAGACCCGGACGCCGTCATCGTCAACGGCTACTACTGCGGCCACTTCGGTGAGGACATGACCATCGACGAGATCGCCGCCGGGATCCGCTGGCACTACGAAGGCGGCCGCAACCGCCTCGCGGACTATTGCGAAGTCACGCAAGGCCGGGACGCCCTCGAGGAGGGCCGCAAGGCTGCCGAAGCTGCCGGCCTCCCGTTCTGTGAGCGTCTGGCCGACGGAGGCGACGACGAGCTGAGCCCCTACGTCTACGACGGCAGCATGACGCTCGCCGATCGTGAGAAGATGCAGCAGGCCCGCGAAGCCTTCGAGAAGCTGGCCGACGCTCTGCGGGAAATCGCCGCCAAGCTGGCCGAGGCCCTGAAGCCGGTCATCAACGTCGTGCTCTCTGCCCTCAAAAAGCTCTGGAAGGTATCGGCCAAGGCCATCGGAGTGCCGCCGAAGTGGCTGCACCTCGCAGCTCACGCAAAGAAAGCCAGAACCCGGAAGAAGTACCGCAACCGCATCCGGCGCTATGTTTTCGAGGCTCTGGCTGCGGAAGGAGGTGGAGGCCCATGACAGCCAAGTGCGTCGGCTGCGGGCTCGACTGGAACGTCAGCATCTACCAGAAGATCCCCCGCACCGGCTACATCTGCCCGCACTGTGAGAGCCGGCTCCGCGCCGGCGAGACCCTGCCAAACATACAGGCCAGCCAGAAGGCTCGGCCGCAGAGAACGAAAGGAGCAACCCTATGAAAAAAATCGCACTCAAGAACGCCGCCCGCGGCACGGCCTTCGACTATGCCGGCCAGAGCTGGATCCTGCTGGAGAATGATGACGGCCGCGCCCTCTGCCTGAGCAAGGACATCATCGAGACCCGAGCCTTTGACGAGGGCAACTGCAACAACTTCGCCGTCGCCAGCAGCAAGGAATACCTCAACGGCGCCTACCTCGACAACCTGCTCGAGGACGTGAACGGCCCCAACGCCTTCTTGACCACGGAGCTCGACCTGACCACCGACGACGGCCTGAAGGACTACGGCACCTGCACCGTCACCATCTTCCTGCTGACGGTCGGCCAGTACCGGCGCAACCGCGACGTCATCCCCAACGCAGACGACTGGTGGTGGCTCTCCACCGCCTTCAGCACGAAGTCTAACGGCTACGAGTCACTCGCCCGCGGCGTCAGCTCCGATGGCGCTCTGAGCTGGGACAACGCCTACGTCGGCTACGGCGGCCTGCGCCCCGCTTGTTATCTGGACTCCGATCTCCTGATCTCCATCGAGGACGACGAAGCCACCGACGACGTCACGCCGGAGCACGCCGGCGAGATCATCGCGGCGCTGGCCGAGCAGTTCGGCGGCACCTTCGCCACTGAGGATCAACTGACCACAGCCCTCTCGTTTATGCTCGGCACCCTGAGAGCTACCCGCGAGAAGGAGGCCCGGCATGAGTAACCTCTCCACCCTGTTCGACCGCTACAAGGCCCTCGTCGTGTTTGATACCGAGACCAGCGGCCTCGACTTCGACAACGACCAGATCATCGAGCTCGCCGCCCTGCGCGTGGAGCGCACGGCCACCGGCGGTCTACGGATCGCCGGCAAGATGGACACCTTCATCAAGCTGCCCGAGGGCGAGACCCTCCCGGAGAACATCGTCAGCCTGACCGGCATCACCGACGAGCGGCTCCAGACCGAGGGCGTGCAGCCGGTCAAGGCAGCCGGCCAGATCGCCAAGCTCATGCAGAACGGCCCGACGCTGATGATCGCCCACAATGCACAGTTTGACGCCTGTTTTCTCCGTGGCCTGCTCCGCGGCCAGAAGGTCGGCCGGATCGACTGGCTGGACAGCCTGACGGTCTACAAAGACCGCAGGGCCTACCCGCACAAGCTCGCCAACGCGATCATCGCCTACGACCTCACCGGCAAGGTGCAGAACAGCCATCGCGCCATCGACGACGTGCTGGCCCTGTTCGAGGTGCTGAAGGCGATGGACGACGAGCGCGAGGATCTCGGCAGCTACGTCAACCTGTTCGGCTACAACCCCAAGTACGGCGTCAGCGGCCGCCGGATCGTGGGCGTCAGATATGAGCCGCAGAGCTTCAGCAAGGGCCTGACTCGCCCGGAGCAGACGCTCCCGGCCCGCGTGGCGCGGAGGTAACAGCATGAGCCCGGAGATCACGATCACGAGCGAGGAGCTGCGCGAGCGCGTCGAGGATCGCCTCGACCGCTGGATCCCTGACGACGTCTGGAACCGTGCCGAGCCCTACGCCCGCCACAAAAACGAAGTAAACCGGCAGCGGCACCCCGAGATCGACTACTACGACAACGACTACCTCGTGCTGCTGACCGCTGACACCGTCCGAGAGACCGAGTTCAGCGACCTCACTCACGCCCTCTGTGATCTGACCGTCGCACGGGCTCAGTGAAAGGAGAAACCAATGGAAACCACAAAAGAAAGGGCCGCCCGTTGCGACCGGGCGACCCATGCGAGAAGATCCAGCAGCCTGCCAGCATACGGATCCCGCACCGCAAGTATAACACGCCGGCGCCGCCGTGCCAAGAGGAAAGCCCTGAGAGCTGCCACGCTGGCCGCTGCCGTCCTTCTGCTGGGCGGCATCTCTGTGGCAATCTTCACCACCCCGGCCGGCAGCAAGCAGGAGACCAACATCCTGCCGCCGACCGCCACCGTCGGCGCATACATCCCGGACACCCCCGCCCCGGCTGCTGAGGCCGTGGAGCCGACCGAGCCCGCCGTGCGCTACCCTCTGACCGACGCCGAGCGCGACACCGTCGAGCGCGTGGTCATGGCCGAGGCCGGCGGGGAGTCCTTCGAGGGCCAGATGCTCGTCGCTCAGTGCATCCTCAACGCAGCCGAGAAGCGCGGTGTCGAGCCCTCTGAGGCCGTCGTCCTTTACAGCTACACCAAGAGCCGGCCGGATCCCACGCAGCGCGTCAAGGACGCCGTCGCGGCCGTGTTCGACCGAGGCGAGACCGTCGTGGACGAGCCGATCCTCTACTTCTACAACCCCGCCCTCGTGACCAGCGACTTCCACGAGAGTCAGATCTTCGTCATCGAGGAAGGCGGGCACCGTTTCTTTGCAGAAAGGAGTACCAGATGAAACACCTCACCGAAATGAAGCCGGGCGAGACCCTGCACCTCCGCAGCGGCCGCGACCTCGAGCTCGAGAGCGTCACCCCTGTCACCTGCGGCGTGATGCTCACCTTCAACGTCACCGAAAGAAAGGAGCACAACAATGAGCGATAAGACCACCGCGGCCCTCGCTGCCGAGCAGGCAGACGCAGAGGCCACCACCACGCAGGAGGCCGAGCTGCTGCCTGCTGCCACGCTGGACGAGCTGGAGCAGGTCGACCTCGGCACCGTCGCAGAGGGCGAGCGCGCCCCGTTCCGCATCACCGACGACCGCTGTGCCGACTGGGCCATCCGCAAGATCGCCGACGAGCGCAGCGAGTACGACCGCCTGAAGGCACTGGCCGACGAGCAGATCGCGGCCATCAACGAGAAAGTAGCCGCCGCCCGCAAGCGCATGGAGAACGGCACCTCGTACCTCACGAGCTGTCTGGCCGACTTCTTCGCCACCGTCCCCCACAAGGAGACCAAGACGACGGAGAAGTACCGCCTCCTCTCCGGCACCCTGACCTTCAAGAAGGGCACCACCAAGACCAAGCTCGACGAGACCAAGCTGGTGCCGTGGCTCAAGGCCAACGGCTACGGCGAGCTCGTAAAGGTCGAGGAGTCAACCCGCTGGGCCGATCTGAAGAAGCTGCTCAGCTACACCGGCGACATCGCAACGCTGACCGAGACCGGCGAGATCGTGGAGGGCGTCACCGTCTACGAGACCCCGGGCATCTTCACGGTCGACGTGTAAGGAGGCACCGATATGGCAGAAACCAAGAAAACCGAGGCGGCCGCTGCTGCGGCCCCTCCTGAAGCCGCCTGTCTGACGCTCCGGCAGAAGCTCGCCGAAATGCGGAAAGCCTGCCCGGAGATCGTCAAGAAGCAGCACAGCGACGGCGTCAGCTACAAGTACGCCAAGATCTACGACGTGTGGGAGAAGATCACCCCCATAATGAACGAGCTCGGCGTCGACTTCGACGTCATCAGCGAGCAGGCCACGCGCCACGCCGAGAACGGCGACCCGGTCTACTGGATCACCATGCAGACAAAGACCCGCAACGGCGACAAGCTCATGTTCCTCTACGAGGCCGACCTGACGATCCGCTGGCTGAACCTCGACAACGACGACGAGACCATCGAGGCCACCGTCCACGCCGTCGGCTGGAACGATGACCCCGCCAAGGCCAAGGGCGCGGCCCACACCTACGCCCTGAAATACTACCTTTTCGAGAAGTTCACCGTCGACCAAGGCGAGGACGACCCCGACAACAGTGACTTCGGCGCGCAGGGCAAAGGATCCGGCACTGGAGGCCGCCAGCAGGCCACACAGGGCCGTCAGGGGCAGGGCTCCGGCCGTCTGAGCGACGCGCAGCTCGCGCGCCTCTATAAGAAGGCAGAGGCCGCAGGAATGACCAAGGAGCGCACCAACGCCCGGATCGTGGAGAAGTACAAAAAGCAGGATCCGGCCACCCTGACCCGCCAAGAGTACGACGAGATCTGCACGTCCCTCGACAATGCGGCCGCACAGCATAACCAGCAAGGAGGAAACGCCTAATGTATAACCACACCGGCCTCCAAGGCCGTCTAACCGCCGACCCTGAGCTCAGGTACACGCAGCAGGGCACGGCGATCACCAGCTTCACCCTCGCCAGCGACACCGGCCGCAAGACCAAGGACGGCAAGAAGATCACCAACTTCATCGAGTGCGTCACATGGCGCGCACAGGCCGAGTTCGTCTGCAAGTACCTGAGCAAGGGCCGCCTCGTCCTCGTCGAGGGCGAGCTCACGAGCCGCAGCTACGAGGACAAGGACGGAAACCGCCGCAAAGCCGTCGAGATCACGGTCGACTCCGTCCACTTCTGCGACAGCAAGAAGGACGGCGGCCAGAGCTCTGGCAGCGACTTCGCCGATCCGGGCTACTCTGAGGGCTCCGGCGACTTCACGGAGATCGAGGACAATGGCGACCTTCCATTTTAA